CACTCCGCCGATTGTGCCGAATCCATTTATCACGCTAATTTTTCTGTCGCCTATCCATAACCAGGTGCGCCAGATAATCATTTTGAACGATTCACTATCCATATCTTCAGACTGATCAATCCACTTGATTTTTTTCTCGTCCAGATAGCTCCGGAGCTTCTTCATATTTTCACAAATTTCCATGTCTATTCCTCACTTTCCACTATTTCAGAGCTGATCGGATAAAATGTTTTATCAAATACGTCTGTTAATTTTTCTTTATCTTCTGGAGATAATTCACATAATTTTTTTTCAATCGCGTCAATCGCTCCGATCACATTATCCTCAGTCGTAAAAAAGCGACATTCATCCGCATTGTAGAATTTGTGATAATCAAAATCATAATTCGTATCATTAAGACTGATAAATATATCCCTAGATAAACCGTATTCGATAATAATTAACTTCCCGATAGATAATTCTATTGTCTTATTCATAACCGATACCTCACTTTCTTAATTCGTCTCCACATCTGTTTTATTATATCATTTGTACATACTTTATACATACATTGTGCGTATAAAAATCGTAAAATATTTGTAAATAAATAACAAATAACAATTTTATTGTAAACTGGGATAAATAGCGATTTATCAATTATTGATGCATTCGTTAATAAGATAAAAGGCGCCGCCATATATGAGCATTCTGTTAATTTGCCAGCTGGAACCGGAACAACTTTCATTGTTTCTGATGGGAATAATATCGGCGTCATATACTCTGGAGCATATACTGCTGAGTTAATTCAGTTTTTTGTTCAAGATGAAAATTATGGATATTTAGCTCCTGCGATGGTAAACAGAAACAATTCATGGAGTGCATCGTTGACGAATGATAGACGATTATCCATCGCAAACAATACTGGACTATCCAGAAAAGCCCATGTGCTAATTTTTGAAAAGCTTTAAATAGCGATTTATCCGCGCAGGAAGTAAATTCCGTATTATTGATATCTGTAATATCATGTAGAACGGCTGATTCTCAGACTGTCGGATATAGAACTACTGGAGCAGAATCGATAAATATTCGAAATATTACTGGATTTCCACTGGATAAAACAATATTGGGGTATTCTATCGAATATGCATATTTGCATCAACATCCTGTGAATGTAATGTGTTTTATTAATATCTATTCAAATATAATTTATGCGAATTCAGTAGTTGGTGGAGATGTAGATTTCGGTATTAGAGTATTTTATAAAGATTAGAAAAGAGCAGCTAAAAAGCTGCTCTTTTTTTTATCTTACGAAAGTGATTGTAAACTCCATTTGTGTAGCATCTGAATAGGAATTACTTGCTAAATAACTAATAATACCAGTAGATTCTGATATCTCTATTCTGACATAACCTCTATCGGTGGATGCTCTAACCATGACACCGATTCCACGTATTTTGAAAAGTGGACGTATTTCTTCAGGTAAAACTCCGAGATTTTGATAACCTGATGGAATACTAGAATATGTGTATTCATAATCAAGCGTAATAATATGGCCTGATTTATGCGCTTGTAATCCAATAATTCCGGTGTTAATAGTTTTGACGGTTAAATCGCTATTTATCTGGTCAATGTTCTTCGTGACCGTCTTCGTCGGATCCGGCAAATCTGAAGCGGAGCCGATCAGATTATCCAGGACGTCAATCATCGTCATGTTTTCAGTAAGCACAAGTGTCGGCGTTAATACGCCCAGTGTGTCCTGCTGAACATGATACAACGAAATGTAAACTTCCTGATCACCATCACGAAAGGAACCTTCAGGAATCGTGTCACCTTCAGAATCCATTTTCTGAACAAAAGTCGAACAGATCTGATGAGAATCTTCATCAATCTCCAGCTTATAGCCGATGTAATACCAGGATACAACACCCTGCGCGCCGGCTGGGAATTCAAACAGATCAACCGCATTCTGATCGAGCTGGATTCGTCGTCCTTCTTTCGTTAAAATCACGCCGTCATGCACTTCAATAACACTAGAAGATAACACGTCCGCGCTAAACTTCTCACCCACGTCCAGGATGACCGTTTTATTATTCGTTATCGCACCGGATAACAAATCCGCATCCTGCGCTGCATAGACTGCTTGATTACCATCGCCATTGATAAGTGTAGCCATGTTAATTTTCCCCCTTAATCTTAATCTCTGTATTCAGTAAACCGTTAGATATCTGATATATCTTTTTAACTACTGGTTTCACGATTATAGTTCCATCTGGGAACTGGCCGCGAACGATATCGCCAATCTCTAGCTCCATGTTTTCCGGCGCCTTCATCGACAATGTTTTCGAATTCGCCAGCTCTTTCAATCGCTTCGTACCATTATCGACCAAATCTTCGCGCGATTGTGCGGATGGATAATCGTAGAACTGAGTGCGTTCCGCGAAGCCGGTGTAATACTGTGTTTCTGATACATTTCCATTATTATCAATATACAGATCTACCTTCATGCGCTGCTGGAGCTGACCGGAGCCACCACATAGCAAATGATTGATTCCCATGTTATTGACGATATACGTCATCGGGATTCCGATATCATCGTTATAGACTCCGCTGACAGTCGTAGCCATCACTGCGGACAGATACACATGCACCGGCTCACCACTGGCTTCTTTCACGACTTCAATCTTCAGCTTCGCGCCAACCGATTCAAGCATCCCTTCGATTCCATCCAGCACGTTAATATATAGCGGAAACGTGTAATTTTGGATATAAATCGAAGACGCTCCAGGCTTCTCTTCAAAAAATCCGCCAAATTTATCGGAGATAATCGAGTCGATAATGGTATCCGCGTCACCGGTCACTGTCTTATAATCTGATCCAGCCGGTGGAAGGATAAGAGCCTGAGACAATAAGCCGCGCCATGAATAGCCATGAAGCTCCGTGATATCACTATAAGATTGATTTTTTGAATATTCGAATATTCCACCGACTTCCGTTCCTGGCTCATAGAATCCATAAGGCTGCAAGCCAGGAAATGCACCGTTTGACATAACAAAATCATTTGTACTATCGGTGGACGTTCCGAATTCAATATCGAGATCACCAGATACTTCTGTAATCTCATGCATTTCAGAATCAAGAAGAATCATTTCGGCGCACTCCTCTCCTGATAAATATCGAAATCAATTCCGTATGTTCTCGTGTAATTGATAATTACGGAACCATTCGGAATTTTCGCAAATACATCAGAATCCGGATCACGATAATCGAATACATTTTTCCGGGTTCCGTCCTCATTGATGATATAAATCTTATCAGTCAGCGGAATATTTTGACGCGTATCCAGCACCATAATCTGACCGGTTCGAAGTGCATGGTTTATCTTGTAAACATGCGCATTTATCGAAAAAGTCACGTCGTTCGTTGGTCCGTATATCGTAGCCTTGAAATTCGAATCAAGCGCAGAGTCTACCGTGATAATGGTCGACGTCTTAGCGTATGGATAAGCATATTCATACGGATAAGATGGATCATATCCTTTCACATTCTCCGGATATCCGCCTTCGTGTTCTTCAGACGGACGAATCTGGACGCGCTGCTCTTCTATCCAAAATGGATAAGGCGCATAAAATTCCCCTTCAATTTCTGTGTATCCTTCGTCAGTTGGATGCGTATCCGATACATTGAAATACACTTGAATATACTCGTCATTCCAACAAATTCGGCCGAGCTTTTGATGAGAAACGTCATACTCCGCCGCAAACATCAGATCATCAATCTGTTGCTTTCGCTGGTTATAGGATCCTTTGAATCTGAAGGATACTTCAAAAATCAGAGGATCCTTTGTGAATCTAGTGATAGTCGTACCAAATTGATGCTTGATTGTTTCCGGTATCCACTCGACTTTGTGAAAATTCGCTTCGTAGAGCTTCGCGGATTGAAAATCGTGTAGATTGAACACCGTTCCACGGCTTGAAATATACGTAAGTAGTGGTCTAGCCATTAAATGACACCCCCAATCCGCTCAGTGCGCGTGTTACTTCTCTATCATTCAAATAAATATTTGTATTGCTATCAGATGCGCCAGATCTTACTGCATCGTACATGTCGGAATAGCTGAACGGCTGATTCAGGACGGCCACATCCGCAGCCACATCATCAACTGCATTTCGAACCAAATACTGCGCATTTTCGATAGATGTCGCGTAGTTCTCCATCATATCTCTGCCAAAAGTATGGAACGATTTCAAAGGGCCGTCAGTCGGTTCCGAGAATCCTAGGAACGATTTAACCTTATCGGCCACACCCTTCACCGCATCGCCGACTTTCGCGATGTTATTTTTGATACCTTGAACGAAATTATCTATCAAATCTTTGCCCCACTGCAAAGCGCTGGAGCCAAGACTGGAAATCTTATCGCCGACGGCTGAAACCAAATTTTGAACGGTGGAAACGACGCTATTTTTTGCATCAACGAACGAATTTTTCACGTTCGTCCAAGCATTCGAAATACTAGATTTCACGGACTCCATCAATCCAGAAATCAGTGATTTCACCCGATCAGCGGCTCCAGAAATAGTCGCTTTGATTGCTTCCCAGGCTGCGGAAATAATCGCGCCAATCTGATTCCAATCTCCGTTAATTATCGCCTTAACGATAGCCATGACTGTCTGAACGATAATTTTGATCACATTGAATGCAGTTTCTATCACAATTTTAATAAACTCGATTTTTGCCGAAATGTACTCGCCGATAACACCGAAATGCTCAGTCAGGAAATCTTGAAGTGCTGAAACTTTTTCGGAGATAAATGTCGTCACAAGCTCCCACTTTTCAGAAATCCAGTCAGAGATTGCGCCCCAGTTTTTAATGACAACGACAAGAATCGCAATTCCTGCCGCTACTGCTGCGATAATCGGCAAAAATGGAGCTAACGCCGTGATTACGCCAGTAATCGCCGGAATAATCGTCGCCGTGATAAACGTACCGATGGACGTGATTGCTGGGAGCAGCGTTCCGGTGAAAAACGTGCTGATTGCAGTACCTGCCGCCGTAATCGCTGGACCCCATGACATCACGGTCGAGATTCCGGTCGCAATCGTTCCAATCGTGCTGACCAGTGTACCAATGACAGACAATATAGGACCCACCGCCGCAACGACAAGCGCGGCGTTGATAATAAATTGCTGGGTATCATCATCGAGACCGTTCCAAAATTCCGAAACTTTTTCGATTACATTTCCCATCTTCTCCATCGCGGAAGTGATCAGCGGAGCCGCTGACGTTACCAGGTCAGTACCGACAAGCTTCAGCTTGTTCATGTTTGTCGTAAAGTCGTCGATAGGATCCTTCGTCGTCTCGAATGTAGTCTCAACGGAATCACCATAATCATCAACAGAATTTGCAAGCTCATCGAGCGAAATTTTACCTTCAGACAATGCTTTCGCGAGTGCTGGACCTGCTCGATTACCGAATAATTCCATCGCTTGCTGATATGCTTCCGTTGTGGTGTCGCCAGATTTTAGCGTACTCTCTAATTCCGCGATAGTATCGCTCATTGACTTACCTTCGGCGGCTGAATTCTGGAATGCCTTCTTAAGACCGGTCATCGTTGCTGATGTATCGACACCATTCTTCTCCAGGTTCGCGATAAATGCCG